GCCAACTGAGCAAAGCCATAGTTTAAAGCGAAAGGTTAAAATTGTTAACCGTTTGTCTGTTGGTCGCGCTTTCTCCCTAATGTTATTACTATCATCTTTAGGGAGTTTGGCCAATGGGACTGCTCATTCACATCGTGAGCTTTTATCTGAGTATTGCGACATGTGGCGGCCTGAGAACCGTCCTTGTACAGTGCGATTGTTTGATCGCAATACATTCTATTGGAAGTGGTATAAATATAATTGTCGACAATCACGACAAGAGACTGAGGTTGCTTACGAGGGCCTTAGGCAGTTATACCACGAAGAGGTTTATGACCCGATACCCGATTACAATTTGTCTAGTTTGAATTGGTTAGATGTAGACTACGAGTCTCCTCGTGGACAGCTACCAGATTTTTTTACTCCTAGATTTATTGGCCCCAGATTAAATGAGGCTGCTTATAATCGGTTGTACAATGGTCGTTGGCAGGATGCGGATGCTATTCCTGCTGCCGAATTTGATAGAACCCCAGAGGTTGTCTGGGTGGAGTATGGACCTCAAGTAAAACCAATTGGCTATCAAGAACCTGATTCGACTCAGGGGAATATACTTCCTTTTAGCCAGAGGAAACCTTATGCTGTGATTGAGAATGCTGAACCTTCTAGTAGAATGATTGGAAATAGGGAGAAACGTGTCTTTGGTCTTACCGGTGGTAAACGTGGAGATGGTTTTAAGAAATATATATTCCCATATTTGGATTTTATTGGATTTTGGGACAATTCAAAGTTAAGTCCCAGTGGTTATCGTCAAATATTTAATGATGAACACTTTGGTGTGCATTTGCATAAGGATAATATAGAGGTGTGGTTACCTTTTATGATTGTTGATGAGTGTATAGGGTTTTGGAGGCATAAAGAACATGATTCTGAGATGAAAGAATTTGATGTTAGTGTCGCCAAATGTAGGAATTTGATTTCAACTCTAGACCTCAGTCCAGCAGAATACTCACACACACTTCTATATGCGCCTGCTATAGCTTATCTTAAACCATGGGACACTCAACAAAATGTGTCTCGGGTTATAGCAGGAGCGCATTTCAGCTTAGATGGGTTGAGCAAGTCTTGGCGACGCTCCTCATCGACGTTCTATAAATTCTTTGGTCCCAGGTGTAAACTTGTGTTGCAAGCATTGGTTGTTTTAATTTTTTTATCAATGTGTGTGCACCTTGTAGAACCACACCTAGGGATTTGGTGTAGGTTGAGTTCTTACTTTTATTGGTTAGAAATTGGTGGTGTTAGTGTGCCTTTCACGCATCAGATCTTTCCAGATTTGTATTATGAACCTTCATGTTATGCCAACCATTACAGTAAATTGTGGGTTTTCGATCACTTTACCATCTCCAATGTGAAAGAGTGGTTTGGGTGTACTGATGTGAGTCCCGATTTTATTGTTCGTTCCTTGACTAGTGGCCGTGGAATTTCAATTAATCCCAGCTACTTGTTATATTCTGCATGGAATGGGGAGTTGTCTTGTTCATCGTATGTCACAGTTAATGTGTGGCATGTTTCGAGAAAGATATTGAATGCATTGATGCATGCTCTTAATGGCAATCGGGATGTGAATTTTGTGAATTGTGCTGATTTACCGGTTCCGAAACAGTATAAACGTGGAGAACCCACTGCTAGACACCCTAAGGGGAAGCTGGCTACTGTTGAACTTCGTGATGGTGATTTGCGGAAGAATATTAAATTTAAAACCCCTACTGAATGTAGGGGTAGGACTGGGATATATGGTTTTGACACTGAACTATATGGACCAGAAGCCTTTGCTAGTAATCAACACAATGAGTGGCAAGCTCTTAATGCCCGTGTTCTTGTAGAAACAGATAAGCCTACAGGTAAGTTACAGCAGTGCATCAATTGGTGTAAGAGCAACCATTGTAAGTTGTTTCCAAAGATGAATTCCGTAAAAAGCGTGCCCTTTGATGTATATCTTAGGAGGTCTAATGCATCACCAAGTGTTAAAC